AGCATAAGAAAAAGGACGCTCCTATTGGAGTATCCTTTTGTGTATTTCTACATTATACATTTTAGCACCTTTTTTACTCTATTTTCACTAGAGATTTATAAAAAATTTTGCTAGTAACTGTATTTACGGCTGTAACTTTAGCATAAACGCTTAATATTTCAAGGAAAAATCAGCGTCGAGCTTGGTTATCATAACCAAAATTAGCTATTTTTTTAACGTCTTTTTTTATTTTCTTGTAGTAATTATTCCATATAGTACTTATATCCTTGCCCGTATCTTCGGCTATATTTTCTACCGCTTTAGTGATTTTTACGCCATTGTATACGATTTCGTAAAAGAGTTGATGTTCTATTCCACTCATTTTACTTAAAATATCGCTCATAGTATCCAAATATCCTTGTAATTTAGCTGTATTTTTTTGTTGGTAAGCTATTTCCTCTACTAACGACATACCAGTACCAATATCAACCTCGTTAATTTCGTGTACGTAGTCAGCCATTTTATCGTTATTTTTCTCTCCTCCGTCGACAATTACATCTTTTAGGGTAGGAGTTAGAGGAAAATACTTACTATAAATACTAACTTTTTTATCAATAAGTAGGTTAAGCCTAGTCTTAGCCATTTCTAACTCACATTTAGTATCAGTATAGCTACGTATGGTAAACATATCTCTCCTCCTTAATTATTCTCATTACCAAAGAATATTTTATTTAATTCTTTAGCTGTTTCTCTAAAAGCCTCTCCAAGATTATTTATTAAGCCTTTTTCTCTAGGTACTTGTACCGCCTCAATATTTATTGTCTCTACACTTTCAGCCTCTTTATGATAATCTATACTTTTAATAGCGTATAAATCTCCGTTATAGGTAATATGTTCGGTTTCTTTACTTAAACAGCTATCCAGTAACTTATTGTACTTAGTACATAAAAGTAAGTATTTCATATTTAAGTCAATATCGTTATTATGATTTACACTTATTGGTCGATTTAATCTATCACGTAAATAATAAATCTCCTCGTTTGCTTTTTCTAATTCTTTTTTTAATTGCTTATTTTCTTCTTTTAACAATTTTTTAGTTATCATTAGTAACCTCCTTATCAAATAAACTTAATTGTTTATATTTTTCGTCGTCCATAGTTACTTGGTCGGCTATTTCAACTACCTCGCCATTTACTTTTTTAGCTACTACCTCAGCTGTATTTTTACTAAAATTTCGCATTAGCTCTTTTGATAGTACTATCTCCTCAATAACACCAGCGTATATATCCATAGCTCTAACATAGTACTCGCCAACTTTAACTACATACATCATTATCTATACCTCCCTATAATTCTTATCTCTTTTACATCTAGCTTATAGTCCCGTATTATATTTTTGATATTGATAAAGTCTTTTACGAGCATTGGCTCACGTGTGATAAGCATTTTATCTTTAATATCGTATCTCAAATAATATTTAGGATACTTTTTTATAATTTCATTTATCACTCAAATACCTCCTCGTCAGTAACACAATATCCTTTATCGACTATATCTTTTATTTGTAGCCTTGTATAACACTCTTGATACAAGGGTATACGTTTACCATTTTCTAATTTATAAATTTGATACAAACCATATCTTGGATAATTTTTTATTTTTACAAGTTCAAGCTCGATAACGTGTCCTTGTACTGTTTTTCTAATTTTCATATCATTTACCTACCTTTATAAACTTTTTGCCATACCCCCGTTAGTTACACTTTTTTAAAATATCGTAACCGTGTTTTTTCTCTTTATTTATATAGGCTTAATAAATTTAGGTTACTCAGTTACACATTTTTTGCTTATATTCTTTTTTATTTTTATTTTTTATTATTTTTTATTTTATTTTTTATTTTTAAATAAAATATCGTAACTAAGTAACCATATATAAACTAAGCCTTATAATAAAAGGGGAAAATTAAGGTTACACATTTTTAAAAAACCGTAGTAAGTTACGTATTTTTGCGTAACTTTTATAATTTTTGTACTATTCTAACAGCTTTACCCAACATTTTAGTTACTTTAACCTCGTAACCTAAACTCTTTAAACGTCTACTAAATTTATTAAGACTTACGGCTTTTAAATTACTGTCCTCACAATATTCAGTATAAGCCTCGTAAATTGTTCCTATTGGGTTATTGTTAATAGACGGATAATCATTTAAGTAAGCTAATACGCTGTCATTATCTAAATAATATTGGTTAGTTGCGTTTACAATAGTCTCACTTGTAGACATTTCTAGCTTGTTATCATAGATACGTTTAACTCCAGCAAGAGCTAAATTAAGTAAATAACTCTTAGCATTATCCGTACTTAATAGCTCGTCTAGGTTATATATTCTCTCTTTTACTTTATTCTCAAACGGTATTATAACCAGTCTACGACCGATACCGTCGCTTTTGTCCTTAAATACTGGTGGCTCGTTTGCTGTAAATATCAGCGAGGCTGTATTTTTTAGTGTTATTGGTTGAGAGTAGATAGCTCTAGCTCCAACTGTATTACCACTAGCCATAGTTTTTAAGTTTTTAGATTTTTCTAAGTATATAGCGTCGACGTCGTCAGCTACGTTGACTATCTTACCGACTAGACTAGCTAGACTGGTACCGTCGTCAAAGTTCGCTATATCTACGTGGCTGGATAAGTCCCCAGTCCACTTGGTAAGCATTTCCACAAAAGTAGATTTACCATTGGCTCCGCTACCAGTTAGAAAAAATATTTTGTGTGGGAATTTATCTACAAGTAGTACGTGTCCCAATATTTCCTCTATAACTATCCTCATATCTTTACGATTACAACAAATAAAGTTAATAAACTCGTCTACGTTTTTATCGTATGCGGTAGGGTCATAACTCACATCTAGGAAAAATGGAGTAAAACCACAGTCATACTCAACAACATTGTCCTCGACAATTACTCCGTTGCGTAGTTTAATTAAAAACTTTTGCTTGTTGTCTACTAAATCAGCGTATATGTATAGTTGAGCCTCTAGCTCGGTCATTTGTGAGCGTCTAAGCCTAAGATGTTTATTGATAGCTTTATTTAGCTTTATCTTATCCTTACTATAATTAAGACCGTCTTTAAAATATAAATTATAGTTGTAAATCTTAATATCTAGCTCATTACAAATAAACTCAGCAAAACTTATCATATCTTTAGGGTCGCCGTTGTATTGACCGTTGTTATTTATTTCTACGTTACTAACACTCTCGATAAGAGTAGCTAGCTCTTTTGTTTCTAGTTTTTCGCCTAGTATCACATCATTTATAAAGTTACCGATACTTGTAATATCCAGCTCCTTTTTTTGTTCTCGTATAAGTCTTAGGTGGTAAAAAAGTGCATTGTTGCGACCGTCTCCGTCAGCTAAACCAGTAATATTTTTAGCTTTAGGTAGTGGGTACATTTCTATCGGTAGAGGTGGTAAGTCTTTTAAACTTATCTCTCTATTAGCCTCACGCATTTTACCTTTATGTTTGATAATAGCGTAAGACTTTGTCCCAGTCTTATAATCTACTTGAAAAGCACCAACGGTAATTTTGTCAGCTCCATTTTTTATAACCACATCACTAGGCTTAGAGTAGTAAAAATGGATACCTCTACTTGTTTTTATTGTGAGCGTGGGATAGTGTTGTTTAAAATACTCTATTATCTCGCTCTCATTTTCATTATCATTATCAAAGTCTACGACTACAACTTTATTGTTTAGTAGTAAACCCGCATTATCTAAATTATCTAAAGAGGTGTAAGTCGTGTCAAAAGATGTAACGGGTTGCTTATCGTCGTTTAGTTCTAAAAATTTTAACATTGTCTTACCCTCCTTAATATAAATTTTTCTTACATAAGTCTATATAATAGTTTAAGTCCAGTTTAGATTTATCAAAAGTACTAATATCCTCGTTGTGTATGATGTTATGCTCGCTGGTATTAGCTATCTTTTGGTAACTGTCTCCTTTTCTCTTATATATACCCCAGTATTTTTTATCATTAGTAGCAAATACTCGGTTGACTTTTTGGGTCTCTATCAACTGAGTATCGCCCTCGTCTCCATATTCATAGTACATACCATTGTAAGTACTACCCATTTTACAAACAATTTGAAAAGGGGCTAAATCATTGTTTTTATACGTCTCGATTACTGTTTCGTGTACTGGTTTATCGTAGATGTAGTAATTAACTAACGCTCTATCTATAATACTAAGGCTGTTTTGCATAAAATTACCCCCTTTAAATTTAGCAAAACGTCCTTTAGCCTCGATTTTTCCGTCCTCAAACATCATAGCGTAGTTATTTACATCTCTTTGAGCTATTTTTATTATCTTGTCTACATCAAAAGTTAAGTTAAATCTTTTACCAAAGTCTTTTACTATCTCAACAACTCTATCGTAGTCAGCCTCTTTGTATTTAACAACTATACCGTCGGTATTAGACTGTATTAGTTGACAATACGGGCTAAGCTCCAGCACTAATTGAGTTAGTATAATTTGACCGTTGATACATATATTATTTGCTTGCTTAGGGTCAAATAAATTGTTATACTCACTTTTCATAGCTCCAAAAGTTGCGTTAATAAGTATTTTGTAGATTTGTTGGCGTGGGTCTTTTTTAGCTTTATACATATATCTTGTATCTCTAAGCTCAGTAAATTTTTGTGGCTCAGCACTTGCTCTACTCATAAACCCGTCAACAATTATCAAACTAGGATAATAACTCGATACGTCGATATGTAAAAAAGTACCACTAGCGTTATATTTTTCTATTGCCCCGTGTATACCACCAAAAGCGTATACGTGCGGTACACCAGCTACATTTAGCTTTAACTTTCGGCTCTCGATTTCTTTATAATCTCCACCACAGCGGTAGTCATACTCACATTGTCTAAAAAACTCCGCTACCTCTTTAGGGATAATATCCCAGTTGATATTTGGGTCATAATCTATATGTAACCTATCATTTGGTATTTTTACCTTTTCACATTTCAACACTTTACTAGATAAAATAGCTCTAGTCTTTTTTACGTTAGGTACTGGTAAGTTAAACTCGTTTACTATCTCAAATTTAGCTTGGAAATAGTCAGCTCGTTTTTTAAATAACATCTCAGTATCTTTAACGTCGTTTTTACAATATCCAATAAGTAAGTCCAGCTCCTCTTTAGTACAAGGTCTATCCAAGTTAAAGTCGATAGGAGTTTCAACGATACTCATACCCAAATTAGCTTGGCTTGATTTAAGACCAACTCCTAAGGGTAGCTCTTGCATAACGTCAAGAGTAATTAAGTTAAGTTTATAATTAACTCTATCTCCAGCGATTAGCTTTTTACTTATTTCGTATGGGTCTTTACCTAAAAGTACAGCACCAAGTACAACGTCGTCATAATAATAGTTGTTAAAGCCTACTAAGATAGATTTATCATTAACAAGTTTATCAACGTAGGCTTTTAACTCCTCTCTATTGTTGTGTATTACTCGATAATCATTATCGCCCTCTTTAAAAACCATTATCCAGTCATATTTTAAGACCTCTATATCGTACGTGATTATCATAGTAACACCTCCGTACTATTGTAGTGGCGTTACTTTATAATTAGTAAAGTCATTTTTGCTAGTACTTTGTTTTACTATTGCTTGATTTCCCGCTATATCTTTTAATGTTTCAGCTAAAGTCTCAAGACTTGTAAAAGCCTCAGTTGGTAACTCATAACCAAAGTCATAAGCTAATTTAGTGATACCTTTGATACTACGTTCGATAGTCTTTTCAGTAAAGAAATAGTTTACAAATATAAGTCTATCTTTATAGTCTCCGTCCATTACACTAAAGCTAAAACTTATCCAATTAGTGCCTTTATCACTTTTTCTAGCTGTTACATCTTCTAGTAAACAGTTGTACTCTCCGTCGGGTAATTTCTCAAAATCGTCCACCTTGTCGGTAGCTGGGTTAAAACTCTCCATAGTTTTTGTTGCAATACTTAATAAATCGTCCATAATTATTTACTCTCCTTTTCTTTATTATTCATATTTTCTAGCATTTCGCCGATTTCTTTTAAGTCTTTTAAAAACATTTCTCTAGCTTGTCTATCTAACATAGCCTCTTGTTTTTTTATATAATTTCTAAAATCTTTATCAGTTTTGATACATCTAATTGCGTTAATCAGTAATAACACCATTACTGTTATCGCTAATATCCAATAAATAGCTTGTAACATTACTTTTTACCTCCTACATCACTAGCTTTTTTATATTCACGTTTTGACACTCTACTACGTGCTTTTTTTAAATTTTCTCTTAATTGTTGGTTTTCTTCTTCTAGTTTTCTAGTATCCCATTTCATACATATAGCACCAACACCAATAAACAAGATAACCGCTAAAACTAAGATACCAAAGATAAAATCTAATACTCCCATTACTCAGTCGCCTCCGTTTTCTTTACCGCTTTTAAAGTGGTTGTTTTGGTAGGCTCTAAAGTAAAGGCTCCTTTAACGTTTTTTAATATTTCTAATACTTTTTTATCTTTTACATCAGCCTCAGTATAATAGTCTCGTCTATCTACACACATTTGTAAGTAAGTTTGTCCTACTTTTCTACATTTGATAGACATATCACTACGTCCCATACACATATTGTAAAACTTTTGGTCTAGGCTAGGTATTTCGACACTTTGGTTATTTTCGCTCTTTTCAGCAATATGGCTAATAAAGATTACGTTGTATGGTAATTGGTTAAGTCTTACCATTAGTTTTTGCCAAGTATTTCTTACGTCTCGGTGTCCTCTACCGTATGGTACGTCTCCCTCGTCGTCTACATTGTATTTTTTACATACATAATTTTGTAGCATAACTTTAACGTCGTCGACTAAGTCTATAATGATAGTCTCAAAGTCGTGTTTACCCTCCTCGATTTCTTGTAACACTTTTACAAAAGTTTCAAAGTCGTAGATTTCTACACTTGGAGTAGTTACTTTTTTAGCGTTACCGTCAGTATTTAATATTACTGGGTTTGGAAATTGACGAGCCAAGTAAGTTTTACCACTCATACTTTGACCCCATATAAAGAATACTTTAGGTGTAATATCTTTGTCTTTTGGTTTATTCGCTGGCAATAACCCCATTATCAGCCACCTCCTTAATATTGATATTTACTTTTAAGGCTTTAAACTCTTGCTCTTTGTTTACGTATCCTAAATAATTACACATATTTTGAGCCATAGTCTCGTCCTCAAACTCTAAAGCGTGGTTAATATCTAAGGTAACACTTATATTGTAAGTGTTTATACTATCCACATAAACGTATTGCCCGTCTCCTTGTTTATATCCAACTAAATATTTATCCATTATTCGCTTACCTCCTTTTTAGTTGTAATTAAGACATAACCTTTTTTATTTGTAGTTTTTACTGTTTTATAAGCCTCATAAATCGCTGGCTCATTTTCTTTAAGTTTTGCGGTATCTATACTAACTGTATCGTATGATGTAGGAGCTACTTTTGTAATTTTCATACTACCAGTATCAAACGATACGATACCTTTTTCCTCAAATATTTTGTATAAGTCCTCTTTGACTTTTTTATATTCTTTTTCAATATCTTTGTATTGATTTAAAGAGTTTTCCAATACAGCTACTTTATTAGTCATAATAATTAACTCGTTACCGTAAAATACCTCGTTAAATTGCTCCTCAGTAGCCTCCTTATTTTCTTTTAGCATTTCGACAGCTCTTTTAAATGCGATTATACGAGCCTCTATTTTTTCCCATTGGCTTTGGTCTCTATAAATCACATACTCAACGATATTATTTTCGTCAAACTCATAATTGAAATAACTGTCGTCATTTTCTAAGTCATAATCAACACCAGTATAAAAGTCTATCGGTCTTTTATAACCTACAAGTCTAATAGCTGGTTGGTTAAAGGTTTCCATATAAAATTGACATTGTGGGGTATAATAGTCTACATCTAAGTCCTCCCCAAAAGTTTTAACCTCTAACATTGGTACCTCAGCGTGTCTATCTATTCCGTCAGTATTTCCTCTATATCCACGCTCACTATCGACAATAGTATCCTCTAGGTAATTACTGTCGTGTATGCTATTGATGTAGTCTCTAATAATTGGCTCCATTATTTGACCGTATTTAGTAAATTGATTACCTTTAAATGAGTTTGGTATAATACCCGCTTTTTCTCTAGCAAAATCGTAAATGCTTGTACCGTACTTAGCGTTAAGTCCTAAGATAGTAGGTAAATCACTACCACCAACGTATTTATGGCGGTCTATTGTTACGTTAGGGTTACTCATTGTCGCCCTCCTTAGTACCTACCATACTTTTAATAAAGCTAAACTCTTGATTATCACAGTCTAATTTGTTTAATATGCTTTTTTCCATACCAGCTAAGGTAACTAATAAAGCTAGTCTACTACCCTCAACTCCTAAACAAGCCTCTCCGTTTTCTTTTTTATCAATACATATTTTACAAGGCTCATTTATTGCCTCACTTATCATACTGTCTACTTTTTCGACCTTTTCTAATTTTTCCCCCATTTTGTTTAATAAATCTTTTAACATATCTTTAACATCTTTATCCATTTTTTAATTTCTCCTTTTCCCATAAATTATAATTAAAATCTTGTTTACTATCTAAAGCTCTATAAATATCAGCCTCGATAGTATTGTCCGTTACAAACTTATAGGCTGTAACTTTCCTAGTTTGACCGTTACGATAACAACGACCGTAACTTTGGTAAAACTCCGTGTAGCTCTCAGTAGGGCTAAAATAAACTATTATATTAGCGTATGTAAACTCTACCGCCTCGCTACCGCTTTTGTAATTTGCTAGTGTTACAGTATTTTTGATACTATCCCACTCGCTTTTTTTGGGATAATCTTTTACTTTACCATTACATAAGTAAGTTTTTTTACTTATATTTTCTTGTAATAGCTCCAACTCCTCGTCATAGTTGTAAAAAATTATGATGTTATCGTTGGTACTCTCAACAAAGTCCTTTATGTAGTCAATTTTGTTTTTTAAATTTGCGTTAAGTCTAAGACCGTGTCGTAGTTTCATTTGATTATCGTATAGGGTATCGTCATAAATTCTATCTTTTTTTATTACTTTGTATATTGTAGAGGCTTTAAAGTGTATCTCCTCAAATACTAAAGGTGGTAAATCAGTAGCCTCGTCTTTGGATAATCTCCTCGATATAGTTTTCCACATATTTTTTAATTTTGTTTCGTTTCTCCAGCCTAGTATTTCCATATATCCCATATCTAAGGATACGATAGCGTTATTGCGTATAAATGATGTTTTGTTTTTTGTTAGTCCAAACATTTTAAAGTAATTTATACTATCCTCCCAGCCATTAGGTATACACGTAGCACTAAGTAAGATAAAACCACTAGCTATTTTTGTAAGATTATATCCAGCTTTACCCCAAACTCCAGTACTATTTTTAAGTCGGTGGCACTCGTCAAATATTACAAAATAGTCTTTATACTCGCTGTATTTTTTACTTAGCATATTATAGGTACACGTTTCATAATCTATATGTGGGTAGTGTTCCTCTATGGTACGTTGCCAGCCACCCTCGTTTATTTTAGACGCTGGAGCTACTATTAGTAACTTTTTGTCTTTAAAATATGTTTGGTGGTGGTGTAACCCCATAATTGTTTTACCCGTCCCAGTATCCATATCGTAGATGTAATTAGGTTTAACGTGTTTAAAGTACTCGTCTTGATATTTATATAATGTTATCAATTACTTTACTTACGTCCTCAACTTTTCTAGCAACTATACCTATACCTCCAGCGTCGTTAATCATTTTTAAGTTAATATCTTGGAGTGGGCTAGTTTTACCAGTTTCGTTTTTAACCTCTATACCAATAAATCTACCTTTATAACAAGCGATTATATCGGGTACTCCTACTTGGCTAAACTGGTTACCGTGATGTTTAAAATAATATGCTCCTTTTGATTTCAAATAGTTTTTTATTTTATTCTCGATATTTTTTTCTCTCATTTTT